AATGCGGACCTGATGTACCGCACCTACGTCCAGGTGGTTCTCCCCGCCGTTGACCTCTCGTCTTCTGGCTCCACCAACCTCAACCGCTTCCGCTGGCTCAACTACATCGGCCACCGCCTCATCAAGCAGGTGGAGGTTGAAATCGGCGGCCAGCGCATCGATCGCCAGTATGGTGATTACATGCAAATTTGGACTCAGCTCACCACTGAGGCTGGTGTTGTACACGCCCTTGATGACCTCATCGGTAACACCCACGACCTTGTGCTCATGAAGCGTGGTGCTGGTCTTGCCCTTGATGCGACCTGCTCCAGCTCTGAAACCACGATCTCCTGTATCCCCCGTCGTGGCACTCCCGCCAAGACCCTCTACATCCCCCTCCAATTCTGGTTCTGCCGTAACCCTGGTCTTGCGATCCCCCTGATCGCCCTCCAGTACCACGAGGTTCGCGTGAACGTTGACTTCGAAACCTGGCAGAACTGCCAGTACTACGAGTCCAACGTTGGTGAAGCTAGCAGCGCTCTTGCCCCTAAGTCCCTCGCAGCTGCTTCCCTCTACGTTGACTACGTCTACCTCGACACGGAGGAGCGCCGCAGGTTCGCCCAGCAGAGCCACGAGTACCTCATCGAGCAGGTTCAGTACACTGGTGCGGAGTCCATCACTTCCAGCTCCAACAAGATCCAGCTCAACTTCAACCACCCCGTCAAGGAGCTCTTCTGGGTTGTCCAGCGCGATTCCTTCGTGGACTGCTCTAACCCTGGCTACATCGCCTCTGTTGGTGGCCCCCAGCCCTTCAACTACTCCGATGACTTCTCCACGGATGGCATCATCACTTCTCTCCTCACCCAGCAGGCTGCAGCTGGTCTTTCTGCCACGGTAGCCGCGACTGATGCGACTGTTCCTCTTGGCCAGAACCCCAGCCAGGCTAGCACTCTCTATGGTGCTGAGTCAGCTGACAAGCAGGGCGGCGCTGAATTCGAGGCGGGTGTCAACTACCTCCTCGCGAAGACCATCCTCTGCTGCGGTGTACGCTGCGAGGGCAAGAACCCTGTTGAGGTTGCCAAGCTCCAGCTCAACGGCCAGGACCGCTTCACTGAGCGTGAGGGATCTTACTTCGATCGCGTCCAGCCCTACCAGCACCACTGCCGCACTCCTTCCACGGGTATCAACGTTTACTCCTTCGCTCTCCGCCCGGAGGAACACCAGCCTTCAGGCACCTGCAACTTCTCCCGTATCGACAAGGCGACTCTCCAGCTCACTGTGTCCCTCAACACGGTTACTGGATCTCGCACTGCTCAGGTACGCGTGTATGCCCTCAACTACAACGTGCTCCGCGTGATGTCTGGTATGGGTGGCCTCGCCTACTCCAACTAAGCAGCTTGAACTGTTTAGAGGTGGAATTCAAAAAATTTACAAATCAAACTAAAAATATAGATTGATTTGTAAATGTGGTACTCACAACTTGGTCAAGATAAAGATGTGGTTGAATTTTATAACGGAAAGAAAAATGGGTATTTCATAGAAATTGGAGCAAACAATGGTATCACATTATCAAACACGTACGCCCTGGAAACTCAATATGGGTGGACTGGAATTTGTGTGGAGCCTATACCCCAAAGATTTCAAGAATGTAAACAAAATCGCCCAAATTCAATTTGTTTTCCGTATGCTGTATACTCTCGTGGAAACACAATAGTAAAATTTAATATTGAAACACACGATTTACTTTCTGGGATCAATCAAAAATTTTCACTGTTAAACAGATCTAAGCGTATTTTGGTGGAAACACGTACATTTCAACAGGTTTTACAGGAAGCAAATGCCCCGTCTCGCGTTGATTATTTGTCGCTGGACACAGAAGGAACTGAACTAGAAATTTTGAAATCGGTAAATTTAAATGAATATACATTTGGAATGATTACAGTAGAACACAATTTTCAACAGCCAAAACGATCAGAAACTCGTTCTTTTTTAGAATCGAACGGATACACGTTTTTAAAAGAAAATCAGTGGGATGACGTATTTATTAAAAACAACTTATGAATTCTATAAATAATGTGGGAGTTTGTTGATAAAGTTATTTACATAAATTTGGATAAACGCCAAGACCGTAGAAATTTAATGAAGAAGTTCTTTGAGGTAGGTCAAATTCCAGAAGACAAAATTGTTAGATGTCCAGGTGTTCTTTGGAACCCTGGAATTGTTGGCTGTGGAAAAGGACATTTGGCAGCTGTAAAAATGGCAAAAGAAAATGGTTGGAAACGTGTTCTTATTCTTGAAGATGATGTAGGATGGCACAATTTTGATGAGGGATACGCAAAGCTAGAAAAATTAGTTCAGCTTCCAAACTGGGACGTCTGTTTGATTGGAGGCTGGTACTGCGATGTTAGTCCTCCAAGAGTGAAGGCATGTATTTGTGCCCATGCGTATATAGTAAATTCTCACTATTACGATACGTTAATTCAGAATTATGAAGAAGGAATTCAAAAAAGATTAAAAATAGCAAATGATATGTATCATATTGATGTTTATTGGATTAAACTTCAAATGCAGCATAATTGGATTGGTGTAATTGACCCAATGTGTATTCAAATTGAATCGTTTAGCAATGTAAGAAGTCAAACAATTAGCACAAAAGGTATACATATCGATGATAATATGAAAATTTTTGCAAAAAGTGTTCAAAATGCGTTTATGGAAGACATATACTATGTTAAACTTGTTCGGACACCTCGCGGATTTGTTCGACAATACGTGAAGAAATAATTAATCATAATGTAACAAATGCCAGACAAAACTCGCAAAGTTTATAAGTATGGTTCTCGTCGTCAAGTATTTAACGGATCGGCGGAAATGACTGTAGGTGGATTACGCAAGGAACAACTTGTAAGAAACGAGAAGGGTCGCATTGTTTCGGCTGCGAAACACAAAACTATGAAACAGCGTCATTCTGAATAAAACGGATTTGCTTATAAACAGTTGTCAAATATCACAAACATGTCTCGTAATTATATTGGACTCGTTGATCAACATGAGGTGGAAATGCTTCAGGATGCGGATGATGCTATTACAAAGTGTAATCTTTGGGATTGGCTGAAAGAGTATAAGACCGAAGAAGGAAATGGGTTTACACTCGGAACTCATCCAAATTTGAATAAGATCATTGATTCTATGACGTTTGGACACAGTGGTTCATCATTCGCATGGGTTATGGTACAGATGAAAGACATCGCAAAAAGAGGATGGGCGGCGTTTGAACTAACAAGACGCATTGAAAATGTGAAAACCGTTCTAGAAAATGTAAAAACAGATAATCTATCTCCACTTGATATCGCAGAAGCCTCTCGGGGTGTTCCCGGATTTGAAGGTCAGGCAGATGCTATGAAAAGGTTCTACGAAGGAAAGATGAGCTATGCGGAAATGCGTGCTCTCTGTGGTTAAACGAGATTTAAACGAACAAGACTTTTTAAATTCAAATGCCGGAATATATCCTTGAAGCCAAAACTGTTCAAACGGGGGCTGTTCGTACGCTGAAAGAAGCTCTCAAGTGTATTCTTGTGGAAATGAGTTTGATCTTCGACAAAGACGGAATTCGCATGGTTGCCATGGATAACACTCGCACTGTTCTGGTTCACCTCCGTTTGTATGCCGACAAGTTTGAAAAGTTTTCGTATCACCACTCATCTCCCAAGTTTATCATTGGTGTAAATACTGATCATCTGTATCGTATTGTTCGTACAGCTACCAACGATGATACCATCACTTTTTATGTTGAAGAATCCGATCCGAACACTCTCGGTATTCTTTTGGAGGACGGTGAAAAGAAGCAGGTGACTCGCTATAAACTCAACCTGCTCGATCGAGATGAGCCAGATATTCAGCTTCCCGAAACCGATTTTTCAACTCATATCACGATGCCTTCTTTGGACTTCCAAAAGATCTGTCGCGACATGACTTTGCTGGGCGCCAAAACTGTTGAAATCAAGAATGTGGGAACATCCCTGACATTCTCGTGTAAAGGACATTTTGCTTCGCGCACCACTGTGATGGGTGACTCGGAAAATGAGTTCAGCATTACCAAGAAGGCGAATGATGAAATTGTGACTGGCAACTTTTCACTTCCCCACCTTGTTCTTTTTACTAAGTGTACCAATTTGTGTAACAACCTGGAAATCCACATGAAGAATGATTGGTTCCTAATGATTCGCTACGTTGTTGCGAACTTGGGAGATATCAAGCTTTGTCTTATGCCATGTTCTAGTTAAATAAGCTGTTAGCATTTCTAGTTGTTTACCTATAATTTCGGATATATCAGCATAAATATTTTTTATCAGTTTAATAAAAAAATTGATAAAAAATATAATTTTTGGGTAGGTCGGTTTTTTGGTACGTTTCATCTATTTATTTCCTTTGGAAGAATGTATTAAACAAATCTGGACTAATCGATCTACAAAATTCAAGACACTTCTTTTGGTCATGAAACATCAAACATAAAAGTTCAATAAGCCAAAGTTGTACATTTTCCACAATAGGAACCAACTTAACTTTTTTGATCAAGTATGTGATAAGACTCGAAAAAATTGTGTTCACAGAAATACCAGTGTTCAAACATCGAATAACTCCAGTTATTTTATTTTTTTCTAGGTCTTCTTCTATATCCATTATATCATCAGCAGTTGCTACACCTTCAGATACTATAGCTAAAGTTGATATTATATCAAAAAAGTTGAGCTTTCTAGTTGGCAGCACATCATTTTGCTTTACCTTTTCAAAAAGGTCTATCAGCTGTCTGACAGGTATTGTAGGAGGAACCTCTTCCAAATCTAGGTATTTATCAACATCATCAAAGTAATTATTTATATCGTACGATACATCAATCTTTTTTACTGTTGCTACCTGCTGTAAAAGTCGTTCAATTTTTTCTTTATCGATCACCATAAGAACAGAATAGTAGGCAACCCGTATTCTATCACACATAGCATCTATCCATTCAATGTTGGTGTTACACAAACGTAGTTCAGCTGATAACTCTTCAATAGTTGCTTGAACCTTTGCTGGAAAGTTTAAAAATTCACGATTCACAATTTTTACAATTTCTTGTTTAAAATGTTTTGTAGAGAGTTTTCCATTCTCTTTCAAATCTTGAATTGTATCTGCTAAAAGTTTTGTTTGCTCTTCCAAACTTTTTCCATCATCAATTTCATTATCAATTTTAAAAATAAGTTTCCAATTTGGTATCAACGTTTCTTGTAGTGCAGTTTCTACTGATTTTCCAACATCAACATTCACATCTTTTTTCATTTCTGAATACCAGCTTTCTAGTCTGGATATATCAGCTTTTGGAACTTCATGATCCTTCAAGTTATTTAACAGAAAGTCTCGAAATAAATCAAGTTCGGTTTCCAAAATAGTCTTTTCCAATTCAAAAAGTTCCAAAGACATTTGTTATACACAACTTTTACAATTATGTTATTTAGGACGAGACCTGTGTGCTGTATACGTTACATCGTCTGCTACCTTGAATGTGTGCATATTTGAGTTCAAATATTTGTTCTCGTGAATTGTAGTAGTTGTATTCCAAATTTTGATAATTGAGAACGGTCCCTTGGGAGATACAGACACACCGACAAGCGTCTCTTTTCTTTCGTTAAGAAGTTCGTTTGTGACACAGTGTACCATCATATCAACAAATGTTGTGTAGGTTTCGCTTGCTTCCAATTTTTTAGACCACGCACCACCGGCTTCATTTTCCGGAACATCCCATAAAGGCTTGAATCCACGTCTCATAAAGAAGAACATTCCTGACTCCCAAGCCTCTTTGGAGATTGACTCAATCACTGTCCAAAATTGCTGTGGCGTACTAATATCGGCTATGCGAACATAGCTTTCAAGAGAATAATCCCGAAGTTCAGGATCGTGGTACCACAGAATCCAAGTATACTGGAGTTTTGTGGTCTCTATTTGTGATCCCATTTTGTTTTATACTACTGACTTGCGTAAATGCGAAATGGATTCGTTTTTCACACAGCTTTCTTCCTAACATATAAGAATGGTATTGTCAATCGCAGACGTATATTCTGTTCGCTTTGGCGCAAAACTTTCGTTGCCAAAAATTGTTCAGGATAATATCGCAAGACTTCGTATTACACCGGCGCCTTACAAACCTGTGAAACTCTTTACTCACAAAGGTAATTATAGACACAGACCATTTCAGTCTCCGGCTGACAGTGAAAATTGGAGACAGAATGCTCTCATAGATATTGTTCGCAGAGTAAGAGAGCGTGAAGATCCGGAGTATTCTGAAATTTTCAGCATCTTCAATAAAATCGCACCCGGAAACGTTGAAAAGCTTTCTGCGGATGCGGTCGGATATATTCAGAAGCGGGATGACACATTCCGACTTCGTGTAACAGCTCTCCTGTTTGACAAGGCGATTACTCAACCTTCATTCTCTGCTGTTATGGCAGAGTGTGCCCGACTGCTCAACATCGCGATTCCAGAGGTTGGAGATGATCTTCAAGTTCAGGTTTCCATGTTTCCAAAGTTGTATGACATGAATGACACACTTACATTTCCAGATTCAAATGAAGATGGGTTTGATGATAAGGTGATTGCCTGGATGAAGCAGAAAGAGAAGCGTCGAGGGTATGCGAAGTTTATGATGGAGCTTCACAACAAGGATCTCATCAAGGAAGATATTGTGAAGCAAGGCCTTGATCAAGTTATTGTGGAATTGAACGAAACAATTCGTCAGCCAACCAAAGAAAAGACTGTAGAAAATGCCAGTCAATATGTTGACTTTCTCTTCGAGCTGTCCAAAACAATCAAAGGATCGCTCAAAGACAGTTTACGCGAATCAGTGAAAACTGTACTTGCTATTCCTCGGGCTGATGTTCCCAGTTTGAACATGCGTTGTCGCTTCAAGCTTGAAGACGCGTTCAAGGAACTCAACAAGAAAGAGTAAGAGTAGACAAATGATTCCGAGTGCGAGTGTGCTTCTGCGCGCGGCTCAATTGTCCGTTGACGAGGACAAGCCGATTTATCTTGATTACTATGAAGACAGTGTTGAAAAGAAGTGCTGTATTGGTATTCAGGATGGAACCAAGTATCTTGTAAAATCAGAGAGCGAGTACACATCTACAATTCAAAACGTTTTTAAGTGTGAGAACTGCTATATCATCGCAACTGAAAACAGTTTGTATGTTGTGTCTACGGATATCCCCATCAAGAAAATTATGTCATCTACACCTTCTTCCTAAAAGAATTATAATGCAGTATCCGCCTCCACACTATTTATTTTTTGAACCACTGAATGATGTTGAAACAATCAGGGTGTGGAATACTTATCAAGAAGCACATCCTGACTGTGAGTATGATGAAATTGATGCGGCTGTCACAAATTCTGTGGATACATTTTCACCCTGGTTTGAAAATTGGATCACACGAATTCCGTCAAAGCAAAAAACGAGGTTCCGTATTTTGCTTATTCTTCACTCCGAATTCTTGACTTATTCTTGTCAACAAATGCTGCGTCGTTCTCTTGAGCAGAGATCATTCAAATGTCGCGTTTGGTTTCACGTTGAAGATCCATCACCCATTCAGCCTGCTATTTTTAGCCGCTGTATCCTAAAACATATTCCAACATATTTGTATACTCCAAAAATTCAGTATGGAATAAACAAATGAACGTTGTTGAAATTATTGGATACATCCTTGTTGCGCTTGGAATTTATCGGCTAGCGATTACACAGGGAAGTTGCCCAGGCGGCTGGTCTGCCTTAGTCATTGGAGGACTTCTTCTTAGAAAACAACTTGGTTTAAACGTTTAAATAAAACGAATCCTTTTATCTCACTTCAATAACGAATAAAAATGAAAGTTCGTGTATTCACGGATGGCGCATGTTCTAAAAATGGTCAGCAGGGCGCAAAGGCGTCGTATGCTTACTATTTTCCCGATCACAAAGAATTTTCCAAAGCAGAAAGAGTTCCTGAAACGCAATCTCAAACGAACCAGCGCGGTGAACTGATGGCTATCACAGAAGCTGTAAAAACGATGATTCAAAAATTTCCAGCAGAAGAAACTGAAATACAAATTTATACAGATTCAATGTACTCAAAAAATTGTTTGACTCAGTGGGTTGTTGGGTGGGTTCAAAACAATTGGAGAACGTCACAGGGAAATCCAGTTATGCACCGTGATATCATCGAAGAAACTACCAAGCTTCTTCCAAAGTTCAAATCCTACACAATTTCATATGTGGCAGCTCACACTGGAAAAAATGATGAGCTGAGCAAATGTAACGAAATTGTAGATCGCATGGCAGTGAGTGTCATTGATCCAGAAGTTGCGACTGTAAAAATTATTCATACAAACCAGGAAAAGCCGATTGACGGGTTCCCAGTAGAACTTATGGGACCTCCCGTAGGCGGTAACATAATTCTGCGATGGTGTAAAGAAAATTTGGACAAATTGGATGAAGAATTGTTAAATAATGCCTTAATTTCGGTTGTTTCAAAAACACTCAAAAAGAAGGGATTTGAATTGGAAAAACAGCGTCTTCATCGAACATCACAGTATCGACTTGTGTCAAGTCATTTAATAGCAGAAAACACACATATAATAAAAGAAGAAGAATGAATGTAACAGCGTATCATTTCTGGTCACCCACCTGTGGGCCCTGTAAGGTTATCAAGCCTGCTATTGAAGATTTGAAAGAGGAATTTCCAAATGTTCAATGGGTTTCTGTGAATACACATGATGATACGAAAGGGGTAGCTCAAAAATTTGGAGTTCAAGTTGTCCCTACAATAGCAGTTCTGGTGACAGATTCAAACGGAAAATCTGTGTATTCTGAAAAACAGTCTGGAACAAATGTAGCCGGATATTATCGAATTTTGAGGAGTGGATTGCGTTTTATCCAACAAGCGTAGAAGTTACAAGCTGACCATTTTTGTATGCCTCACAAACAAATTGATCTGACGATTCACCAGGTGTTACAGCCCCACTTGATTTTGCGATATCAACTGGCGCTTGTTCTTGTGATGTTGACGGAGGATTTGGAATTTCTCCGAGACCAGCCCCCAATTGGAATGATTCTTTTACAAAGGTTGCACCAGTTATACTTGTAGGAGTTGAATAGGATGGTTGGGTCCAACTTACCGTTGACATTCCATACCCAGCCCCTCCACCTATGGCCATCCCTGCCAATATAGCAAACACAATTGACCATACGCCATATTTCATATTCATAGTACACCCTGGAGTTGTGGAAAGACCAATAGTTTGGAAAATAATGACTGCCAAAGCCAATCCCCATGAGGCACCAGTTCTTGCTGTTGGAGAAGGTGACACAGATTGTAACGCAACAGTTTGTCCTGAAACTACAACACCTGGAGGACTTTTAGAAATAGTACTTGTTACAAAAGAAGCCAAATATGTTACGATAGTAGTCACAAATAGTAAACTTTGAGGCATAAGGTATGATGCCAATCCTTTTAATCCAGGGATTTCACACAAATCATTTGGAAGTATAGTTGTATCTCTGCCAACAGCATAATTAATAAACATAGCAACAACAGCAAACGCAAGTCCGAATATGGCTTGAGGAAGTTGGGACATCAAGTCCATAAAAAACACCATCACTATAA